GCCCATTGTTCGATGTTTTTGATAAGTTGTTGAATATTTTTCATAATTACTCCTTCTCTTTATTTTTTATAACAAAACTACCTATTGAACCATTAAACACAGGCATTGACTTGATTTCATCAATAGAATAATTATTTATTAAATAATCAAATAATTTATCTATAACTTCTAGTATAGATACTCTGCCTAAATTTTTTACGCTTTTTAATCTATCCTCAGATACTTGTGTTAATTTATATAAATCGTGGATTTCTGCATGATTTAAAGCAGTGTAAGATCTAACGCTAATTTCTAATTCATTAGTATTAATATATTTCAATGTTGAAAATTGATCTGTTTTAATGCCTAAAAAGTTATCCTGCGGAACATTTTCAATCTTTACCCATTTAGGCTCATTTTTATTAGCGCCACAAGTGTTTAACCATCTACGCCATAATGTCCCGTCATTGCACAGTGCAACAATTGTTTCTGATTGCTGTAAATCACCACAGTCATTGTCATAAGCCATACATTCAGCCACAGCAATTTGAATAATTTTTCTCATAATTCACCTACTTTTTCCCCAATCTTTCCCAAAATCCAGTCACTTTCTGACTAAATTTTTTCACAGAAAAGAGCGGGATTTTTTCTTCTTTGATGAAAACGTTGTTGTTTTCATAACAAATCCACTGAAAATCATTAATCCGTAACCGTTTATGTTTGATTAATAGTTCAATTTGTGAACGATTAATCATAAAACCGACAGGTAAAAGTGCATCTTTTACCTTTTGTTCAATTTCTGAACGGTTACAGTTACTGACACAAGTCCAAGCGTCGCTACGCTCCTTGTTTGTTTCGGTGGTCTCCGCATTGGCATCAGTTGCAACATCTGCCACTGTGCCTTTTTTGATAACCCAATTTTTAAGTTTTGTTCTTATGCTTGCTAAACTGAAACGGTTTTTCACCCCCACAATTTTCTTTCTTGTTTCGCCGTATTGGTTCGGCTCGCTTTCTTCATATTCCACGCATAACGGCTGATCTTCACGTTTAGCCATTGCGCCCCCTTGCAACTCTAAATAGCTTGCAAAACAAGACACATCGCAAACCGCTTGCGCGTCTGCAATGGTTTTATCATCCACATCATCTAACTGCCATTTCTCTAATTTGCGTAATTCACGCCATACAGAAATTGGCGGATTGCCGTAAAACTGGAATTGACGGATTCCCCAAAGGTTCGCCCACGCACGCACACGTTGCACGTTTTCGTCAAGTTTCAAACCTTCCACTTCGTCCGATGTTTCGTCTTTTTGATTGCCCGCATAAATGTTTTTGGCAATGTATTTTGCGATATAAGAAACGGCAGAACCTTTTGCAGGGTCAATTTCATCAACACGGCAACGGTGTTTTTTCGCTCCAAATTCATCGCCATCTAACTCTAAGGCTTTTGATTTAAATAAACGGATCACTTCTTCTTTATCTTCCGCTTTCACATACACAAGCAAGTGCCAGTGTGGAGTGGCGTCATGGTGCGGTTCAACGCCACGCATGCCAAAAAAGCCAATGCCACGTTTAGCAAACAAGGCACGCAACTGCGCCCAATTCTTGCTTAAATAAGCGTGTGTTGTGCGTGGGTCTGCACCTTTCCATTTCTTGTTATTTGTGCCGTTGTTATGGGTTGCATGGAAAGATGAAGGGGCGGTCATGGTTAAGAACAATGACACATAGCCTTTTTCTGTTGCCCATTCGTCCACGCCACGCAGGCGGTTCATCATCTCGTTGAAACGGATGGCAGGATTACCGGACGATTTTTGCCACATTGCCATCAATTCCACCTGTTCGGATGGATCGTCAATGTTTTCAATAATCATCTGTTTTAAATATTCAAGATTGGCTTTTTGTTGATTGCGGTAATCGCTCAATGCACCTGTTGAAATGTAAGGGCTGACTTTTGCCGACACTTCACCGCAACCAATCGCCAAATGCTCGATAAGGCGTTTTTGCGTGCTGCGTAATGTGCGAAACCAGTATTTTTCGCATACTACACGCAACAATTCGCCTTCTTGCTGTTGCACAGAAAGGCGTTTACCTTCTTCAAGGCGGTGTTGGCTTTTAAGTGGAAAGCCAATGTTTTTGCAAACATCAGCACAAAGGCGGTGCAGTTCACTACTTAGGCGTGAAAAATCGACCGCACTTAATAGCCCAACGGCTTTTTGATTGGCGCAATCTTCCACGAAATCGCTTTGCAATCCGTTGAAGTGCAAGGCGAGTTTATAGGCGATTTCTTTTAATTGGCGTTCGCTTAATAGGTAGAAATGCAAGCCTTTACTATCCACAGGCTTTTGCATGGCCAAGTTGGCTGAATAGTGTTTGCGTTCAAGAAACCACGAAACAGAAATGCGATATTGCTCAAAAACGGCTTCCAAACGATTTGTCAAAACATCACGCAAGGTGGTGTTGGCAATGCGGGCTTGTTTATTGCCTAAACTAAAACTAATTGACCCATCATCTTTCACACTGCGATAAGCACGCAACCACACATTACGGAAGTGTTCACGTTGGCGTTTGCGTGGTAAATCTGAAAGCAGTTTTTCAACATAATCAAAATGATTAGGAGCAACCGCAAACAGCTCAATTTGTGCGGCAGTTGCTTGCGGCAAGTCTAAAGTGCGGTGAGTTTTAGCCGCACTTTCCATTCTTGCCAAACGAGCTTCTTCCATCGCTGAATCACGTTTAGCGATGTTATTGTCTCGTTGTTGCTCCCAGTTCATCATTTTATTTCTATGCTCTTTGTAAGTTGGCTAAATATTCATTGTGCTGATCAAAGTAATCTTTAATGGCTTGATTGGTTGAGTTAATCGCACTTTCCATTTCAGTGAGTGAAAGCACTTCATATTGTGCTAAAGCAAAGTTGCGGACTTCATTCACTGCGCCAATAATGGTGTTATGTAATCGCCCAATCACTCTTGCTTTTTGTTTTCGCCAACCGTCACTATCTGCGACAATCTCTAACACTTGAAAGCGGTCGCCAATCTTGGTGATTTGTAATTCGGCTCCGCAATCTAAATTGATGTAAATATCAGTACTCATTTTGTTTTCTCCTTAAAAGTGCTTGCTTATCCAACTTGCCAACCAACACAAGGCGGCATCTAGCAATGCGGCGGCCATAAAACAGCCCAACATCACCACCGCTAATCCAATGAAAAAATCACTCATTGCCTTTCTCCCAAAAATCCTTGAAATCTAACTGTCTGCTTTTTCTTACCTTGATTGCGCCTGTATCAATGGCGGCTTTAAAACAACGATCTGCACGTGCAAAGCACCAATCTTCTTCCGGTGTTGGTGCTAACTGATAGGCTTTGCGCCAAAACTGTGCGGCTTTTAAATATTGTTCTGCGCGTTCTGCTTCTGCTGCCGTTTCGCTTGCCGTTTTAAAGGCGATAAATTTTGTTCTCATGCTGTTTTTCTCCGTGGATTGGCTTGCCATTGCTCCCAATCGCTGTATTTTTGTAAAAAGATTTGGCGTGCTTTTGTCGCTAAATCACCGTTTTCAATAAATTCGTTAAATGCCTGTCTTGCTTGTTCTTCATCGCCTTTGTCTAAGTGATAGATGTAAGCGAATAATTTTTCCTGTGCCTTATCGAGTTTTTGATAATATTCCTTTGCGACAATGCTCAATGCGCCACGGCTTAAAATCACGGTTGCCATACTTCCCCCTAATTCAATGCTTTATCAATCAATGTGAATTCACGTTCGGTAATGCCTTTCGGAAACATCCCCGAAATCAACCGCACTTTGCGAAACGCCTTGGCGATTTTGCGTTGTCCGTTTTCGGTGTAGTGGTGTAGTTTCTCGCCTGAAAATGTGGTGCTAACTAAATCATTGATGTCGAGTTCTGCCATTGCCAACAGGATTTCTCTTTCGCCTTGTGAAAGGTTGCTGAAAGCGTATTCCACACGATAGCGACTTTTCCCGATCACATGGCGGCAATCGCCCCAACTTTTCACCTGTTCAACCGCAATTTGATTTTCTTTGCAGAATTTTGCCGCCGCACTTTCTTTGCCTGAAACGTACATCACACGCCCCCTTGCTTATTTCCCTTGAACCCAACTTAACCAACGACCAAACATCCCTTGCTTGTTCCAGCTTGCTTTTTCAAGTAGTGCCACACGGTCGTGAAGGCTTTCATTCAATAGCACTTGTTGTTGGTTTAATCCTGCTTGATGATTAACGTGACGGCTGATGATTTGAATTTGCGTTTCCAACTTTTTCACACGTTTTTCTAACTCCCAGACATTCACACGTCCTTTGCGTGTTTTGCCGTTGTCGTAGGTGTAATCATTTTTTGCCATTTGCTTTGTCTCCCTGAATTTTGGTTGCAAAAATCCTGTCGCATGAATTTCTTCAAACGACGGTGTTTAAAAATCTTGATGGAAATTAAAGACTAGATGTCGATTTCTTGCTGACGCTCGTCAATCTGATTTAACGGCTTATTCGCACTTAATGCTTCTGGGCGGTCGTTATAGATTGGCGTTCTTACTCTTGTAATTTGGCTTTGCACTCTTAATTCTGTGCCGCAGTTGTTGCAGTAAGCCAACACGTCGATTGACAACAAACCGATTTTTTCGGAAGTTCGCACACGGATGTTATTACTTCCGCAATTTGCGCATTTATGATCTACGTTCACTATTTATCACCTTTTATTGTTTAACTATTCCGAATCACTGACCCATTAATTAATACATTCTTCCAATTTCAAACGGATAAAATCATTCAATTCCCGTTTATCCGCTTGAGCCATTTCTTGTAACTTTTCTTTAAAACTTGCCGTCACACGAAATGCAATAATTTCAGATTTTAGTTCGCGTTTTTTTTCTGTTTTCGCCACACCCTTTTCCTTGTTGTTTTTGTTTACTTTGTTATACTTTTGCTATCTAAAAAATTGGAATGCACAGAACGTTCCTATTACAGCGCAGATAAAACATAAAGCTGGTAAATGGTTATGGTGATCATGGTATTGCTGTCCCAGTTCGTCTATTCTTTGCTTGGTTTGTTTTTCCTGGTCTTTCAAGGCTTGTTCAAGTTCCAATACGCGAACCCATAATTGTTCATCCACTTTTTTAGCCATAAGGCACTCCTATGTTCGAAAAAATAAAAAAACACCTGATTTTTGCGAAAGGCATCATCATTGATACCGTGGCTTATTGGGCGACATTCGGGTTAGTTTATGTCTACACTCGCTTTGCACTTGTGCCGGAAATCAATGCCGATATTCAACTTGTTATATTGCTGTTGATGTCATTCGTGATTTATTGGGTATATAAAAAAACGATTCCGTACACCAAACACTTGCACATTCAAGGACAACATTCCTACTTATGTGGCGTTTGCATTTTTGTCTTTGCACTCGGTAGTTTCAGCCAAGCGGAACTACAACAATTTGGCTTTAATTTCAGCGAAGTTCCGCAACAAGCCATTAAGCAATACGCCTCGTTAAAAGCCATGTTTTATGCCATCGGCATTGTGGCGTTGCCGCCACTGTTAAAACAAAAAACTGGCTAGTATTGCCATCGTCTTCCGGTGTTTGTTCACATTGTTTAACTATTCCGAATCACTGCCCAATCCACATCGGGGCGTAAATCTTCGGCTCTTACTTTGCCTTCTGTTGCTTTGATAATGGCGGGAATATATTTCACATCCATTTTTCCACCTTTTAGCCACTGATTTACTGTTGGCTGACTAACGCCGCATTTTTTAGCTAATGCTGATTGCCCGCCAGCTTTTTCTATTGCTTTAACTATAAAAACATTCATAAATAATTTCCTATAACTAAGTTTTAGCTATAGATTATAGGTTTAACTATCCATAGTCAATAGCTAAATGAAAATTTATTTTCTATAGCTTTAGTTATAAAATCAAAATATAGGAGAAATTATGGCAACTTTATCTGAACGCTTAACTTCATTAATGTATGAAAAAGGCATATCCCAAGCGGAATTGGCAAGATTAATCGGCATTAAGCAGCCTTCAGTTTTTAAGATTTTGAGTGGCGAAACTAGAAACCCTAAAAAAATCTTAGAAATTGCGACCGCACTTAATGTTGACCCGCATTGGTTAAAAACAGGTGAAGGCGACCCTGATCCGTCTTATCGCATTGTAGAAGTGAGCGAACCGCAAAACCCAAACACAGTGCGGATTGATATTTTGGACGTGGAAGCGAGTGCCGGAAACGGGGCATATTTAAGCCCAACCGAACAAGGCTTGCTTTCACAAGAATTTGATTTAACGTTCTTCCGTCAACAATTCGGACGTGCTGATGCAAAACATTTGAAGTTGATCACAGTGAAAGGGGATAGCATGGCACCAACCCTTGAAAGCGGTGATTTGCTTTATGTGGATATTTCCGAAAATTATTTTGCCGCCGATGGGCTTTATGTTTTCACCTTTGACGGCCAAACATTCATCAAGCGTTTGCAAAAAGTGGGAAAAGAAATGCTCGTCATTTCCGACAACCCAACCTACAAAGAATGGACGTTCACGCAAGATGACGATGTATTTATCCACGGCAGGGTAGTATTCAGCATGCCGATGAAGTGGCGGAAGTGGTGATTTATTTTAATAAAACAAACCTAAGGGGAATTTGGTTATGCAATATGAATATAAAATGATTCAAGCTGCGCCACATATTATTGCGCAAAGAAAGAATATTCAAACTGCAGCAGCAGACTATTTACAAGAACTGGTGAATGAACAGGCTAGATTAGGCTGGGAGTTTTTCAGAATAGATGATTTTTCTACTGAAGAAGCTGCAGGGTGCTTTTCAGGTGGTAAAACAACATCCAAGATTCATAAAGTTATCACTTTTAGACGTGAAAAAAATGACTAATGGCTTGGCTTAGTATTCAGCTTATTTTACTTTATCAATATCTTGCACCGCAAAAAATTCGTGATGCCTGTCGGTTTGAACCGAGCTGTTCAAACTATGCGATTTTATCCTTGCGAAAATATGGTTTCTTTCGTGGTTGGCAGATGGCATTCAATCGGCTAAAGCGGTGCAAATACCCGAATGGTGGTGAAGATTATCCTTAATTTGAATCCACTGTTCATTGTTTTCTGCGTCTTAATAAAATTTGGATAACCTAAGAAAAATGAAAAAATTTGTCTTAATTCTAACCGCACTTTCCCTTGCTTTATCAACAGCAACTTTTGCAAAAAGTAAAAAGGCAGATGCAGAACAGTTTAGTTGTGCTGACAGTAAATATTGCAAAGAGATGAGTTCTTGCGCTGAAGCTAAATTCCATTTAAACGAATGTGGTGAAAGCCGCTTGGACCGTGACCATGATGGTGTGCCTTGTGAGAATGTCTGTCGAAAATAAATATGGATTCAATTAAAACGCTAAATGGCGATATTATTGGGTATAGTTTGCCGAGTAATATTGCCGCTTTACAAAAAAATATTGTTAGGGTGCAAGATTTTTCAGGCAGAGATAGTTTCAATCTACTCCCACCAATCCCAGAATTGCTTAACATAAAAGAATTGATTGCGATCCATACTTTTAGCGATGAATTAATCGGATTTTCTTTACCGCCTGAAATAAAAAAGATTCAAGATGTGCTTGTTCAACTTAAGGCAGCATTAAACATTGATGATGCAGCATCAGAAGATGCCTTTAATTCTTTGCTTATTCATATAAAAAATCTTGAGCAAATTGAAGATGAACAAACTCGTTCTTTTAAAGATGCTCTTGATTCCCTGTGGTTGGCAATCTATCAAATATATCAAAATAACCAGAAAGCCATTTCTGTTTTGATGCCAATATTCATTTTCCTTTCTGGATATGCAGCAGAAAAGGGGCTTGATTATATATTTGATGATCACCAACAAGAACAAATGATAGAGATGATTGAGCAACAACAAGAAGAATTAAAAGAACTCAAAGAGCAGAATAATATTATCTTAGATGAAATTAAGTCTTTAAAGTCTCAAGCCAGTGAAGAAAAAGACAACAAGCAAACGCCAGAAGATGGCCCCTTTGATATTATATAATAATGCCACATTTTATTTATGTGCGGGGTGCTTATGACAAATAATGACTTACTTAATCTTTATAATTTAGAAAAGAGTAGTTATGATTCTTATGGAACTTGGCGAACATCACTGCTATTGGGTTGGGTTTTCAATCTTATTATTAATATAAGTTCTAATTTTTACGATTCAAAACATGGCATGGTAATATTTGTGATTTCAAATTTTGTGCTATTTGTTGTCTTTGTAATTCTTACCGTTCAAAGAGAACAGGCAAACAAGCGAGTGTCGCAAATTATGAAAATGTTATTAAATAAAAACCCATAATATAAGCCCTCATTTGAGGGCTTTATTTTTTCACCTTCTTCACTTCCACTTCTTCATCTTCCACTTTCAATTCGCATTCAATTTGACTGGTAAAGCCGCCATCTGAAAGATTGTGCGTCACTCTTGTGATCAGCCAATTTGTAGCATCAATTTCGGCTTTAAATCCTGAAAGCTCAATCGGCGTTTCTGGCATTAAATCAGGTTCACCAAAAGCAAGATTAAGGCTAAAAGTTGCCACGCCACGTTTTAACTTATCAAAAGCAGACTTGGCTGCAGTGATAGCGGTTTTTTCGCTTGCATAGGTGTGTCGCAGTGATTTTATTTGAGAACTGTCACTTGTAATGGGTTCTTGTTGCTCAATTTCGTTGTATTTGCGTTTACTTAATCGTCTGCCTTTTACAGTGCCGTTTTTCAGCGTTCTGCCTTTCGTCATTCGCTGTTTTTTCACAATCTTGGTGTTTTCATCCACCGTGATTTCGCCACGCTTTCCGCTGTCCGTATCGTGCCAATACGCCCGCACGGCTTTGTAGTTTTCACTTTCAGCAATGGAAAAATTGTAGTTGTCGCCATTTTTGCGGGTGATCTTACGCAGTGGGATATCTTTCCCCGTGGCGGTTTTCCCTTTGCCTAATGGCATAAATAGCAACGTGCCATTTTTCACCGTACACATTGCCCCGTGTTCTTCTGCAAGGCGTGTCAGCAAATTAATGTCGCTTTCATTAGTTTGGTCGATATGGTCTATTAATCGGTTAGCAATCTCTTTTGCCACTTGGCTTTTAAGCTTGTTTCCCTGTGCAATTTCGTTGACGATTTCGCCCAATTTCTTCTTATGAAATGACCGCTCTTTTTGTTCGGTGAACGAGCCTTTTAAATCTGCCGCTCTTGCCCGAATGGTGAGCTTGTCAGCAGATGATGCACCGCCTGAAAACTGCACTTCATCGACAGAATATTTCCCCTTGTCAATCAGCGGTGCGCCTTTCCAACCCAGTGCAAGGCTGATTGTGGCATTGCGTGGCGGTAAAGCCAGTTTGCCGTCATGGTCGGATAATTCTAAGTCGAGCGTGTCCGCTTCTAATCCGCGATTATCGGTTAAAGACAAATTAATCAATCGGCTTGATACCACTTGCGTGATGTCTTGCTGTTTGTTGTCTTTCGTGGTGATCACCATTTTAAAAGCGGGTGTGCGGTGATTGTCGTTAAAATCTAAACCTAACATTACAGATTACTCATTAAACTGTCTGCAATGGCAATCAACATCGGATCGTCAGTGCGTTTTAGGTTCATGGTGAAGTCAATGGCACGGGGAGCGCCATCGCCAAAGAATTCTGTGCGGGTTTCTTGGATGTTTTCGATCACAAAAAAGCCGATGATTTCAAAGGTTGCACCGTCAATCAGTGGAAAGGCACCGCCACTGTCTGCCATTAATTCCAACGCTTTAATGGAAAATCTGCCGCCCGTGATTTCGGGGATAAGTCGTCCGCCGATTGTCACGGTTTCGCTTTCCTTTCCAGTGAATTGTGATTTAGGCATTGCGCCCACAATCGCATTCGTTGGATGTCGCCACGTTGATGTGCGGTCTAAGCTTTGGAAAGGCACGGTTTGCCGTGTAAAAACGAACATACCAAGTGCGGCTAAAGCAAAGTTTTGAAACATGATTTATTCCTAAAGAAAAGTGCGGT